TGCCCCCAGTCGGACTCGAACCGACTTTCCGGGTTTTGCCTATACCGTTGTTTACCTGCGTGTTTGCTGGTCAAGTGTGGTTTTTGTCGTGTAGCAACCCTGTTGAATTTGCGTGTATTTACGTGTGTTTTAGTGTGAAATGTCGTCAAATTGTCGTCAAAAATGACCCCGCCCCGAAACGCAAAAAACGCCCCCGCAACCACCAACAACGGTGGCGCGGGGGCGCATCCTCACACGGGGCTAAATCTCATCGCGGGCCTGCTTAGCAAGCTCCCTGATGTCAGCCTGAATTATCTGCGGAATCACCGGCAAATCATCCGGCCGCTTCCCAGGCCACTTCCTCGACGCCCATTCCTCACGAGCCGCAATATGCTTCACAGCCGTGCGGTGGCGCTGATTGATGTCCGTCACGCGGGTGGTCAGGTCGGTGATTTGAGTGTCTTGATTGGTTAGCTTGGTGTGCATGTCCGTAACCTGCTGGGCAAGTCGGTCATGTTGCGCGGTCACGGTGTTCAGGGTGGTTTCCATCACCCCGACGGTGGCGGTGAGGTTGTTCACAATTTGTTGCGACTCATCCAAGACTAGGCGTCTTTCCTCCACCTTCCCGTCAGCGTGTCCTTTGCGGTGGGCTGTCCATGCGGCAAGAATCACGCTCACAGCGGTGGCGATACCACCCACCCAGCCAACGATCTCGCTGATACTCACGGCCTCAGCCACCTGCGGTGGCGGCATCTGTGCCGCCAACCACAACATGACTTACCCCTGGCGAGAGTCAAACGGCGGAAGCGGTGCCTCCTGAGAAGCCGCATCAACTGCGGCAGCCTCATCAGACACACGCTCCACAACCGACGGAGTGATGCTGCCCTTCATGGATGCCTGAATGACAACACCTGCGGCACCTGCGATGACAGCCACAACAGCGGCAACATCAGCGGGCAGCTGGCCAGCCATGAGGCCAACAACGCTCAGCACTTGCAGCACTGCCTGGGCGGCTGCGACGAGGGTGTTCTTGCGGCGAGCGAACCAGGGCTGCTCAGCAAGCAGGTTCGTTGCGGCCTCTTCGATGATCTGCACGGACTTGGAATTCAGGTTATGGCGTGCCATTTTACTTTCCCTTCAAGATGATCTGGATTTGCTGTTGAATGTTGGCGATGTCGCGCCGGGCGGCGGCGACACCATCCACGAGGGTGAGGTTTTCACCCTTCGAGTTCTGGCCCAACTGCGGCCAGGGGCCAAGCTGACCCGCCACATACTCCATTAGCGAGATGAGACGGTCAAGCTTTTGGCTTGCTTCCTGCGCCGCGATCTTCGCGTCGTTCAGCGCGGCGACTTGTTCATGCCCGAATAGGGACATCGTGTTTCCTCCCTGCGGCACGGTGCCGCTGTAGAAAAGGGCCTGTAGTTGTTCTACAGACCCACGGAATGCGTTTACATCAACTTCATATCCGTTGACTACTCCTCTCTGCCCGAACTGCCAGATAACTGGGGTTTGATCTCCGAGTGGATACCCCCAAACGCTTTTGTCGCGCTGGTCGTACAGTGCCCCTGGCGGGCCCTTCAAGTCCTGCCCATAGTGAGCAACCCACACCGCGCCAAGTGGTTGCGTTGGCGGTTCCCCACCATCGACTTTCGATTCCCACCAGGACGCTGTTGCGTAGATGCCGAGCACACGCACACCAGCTTCCTCGAAAAGGCGTTTGGCTTCCTGGATTTCCCACAGGGACAAGCCGCTTTCGTTCTCGCAGTCCAGCCACACGGGGGCGCGCTTATCGCCCATAGCGCGCAGAGAAGCAGAGACCTGCTGCGCTATCGTGCTGCCCATATTCTCCCTGCGGAGGAAATGGTAAGCGCTGATAGGCATGCCAGCGGCCTGGGCGTCCTCAAAGTGGGATTGATACACGGGGTCGCTGATGTCACCATCCCCTGTGCTGATGATGACGAATTGCATTCCCTCATTCTTGGCGGCCGCCAAGCTGAAACCATTTTGGTATCGGCTCACGTCCACGCCGAAAATCACTTCCCCACTAGGCGGCGGTGGCGCGATAGGTGCCGGACCGCCACCAGGTTCCAGCGCCCCGGCTAGCCACGGCTCAGCATCAATTGCGGCGCCACGACTGAACACCCACGGGTACACCTCAAAATGCAGGTGCGGGGCTACGCCTCCGTTAGTTGCAGAGTTGGGGTTGATGTGGGCGATGCGCTGCCCAGCCTGAACAACGTCGCCGACGTTCACCTCGGCGATGACGTGGCCGTACACTGTCTGGCCGCCGCCTTGTTCGTCTGAGTGGTCGATGCGCACCCATCCCGCAGGGGAAGGGCCTCCGTAGCCGGAGGCCGCACCGGTCTGCACTACTGTGCCTGCTTGGGCGGCGTAGACTGGCATGCCAGCGCTCCCCCCTTCACGCCCGAAATCAGTGCCCCAATGCATCCACCCATCGCGCATCCCATACGGTGATGTGACCATTCGACTTGAATCAAGCGGATAATAACGTTCCGCCATATTCACTCCTTTCGTTTTTCATGCGCCTGGTGTCTACCCGTATTCGACGGGGAGGATGTAGTTCCCGTCGCGGCGCACGAAGTTGATGGTTTCCCTGAGCACGTCCTTATCGGGGGCGTTGTCCCAAGGGTTATTCCAATCGGATTCACTACCCAGCTCACCGGTGAAGGTGTCAGTGGTGAGCCAGATCATTCCGACGTTTGAGACGCTTGCCCGGTTCAAAACTTGTTTCGCCTGCTCAACGTCGTTGACGTTATGCACAGCATGCCAAAACCTAAGGGGATTGTGACCGCGGTAGTGCCCAGGACAAATCGTCTCGTCGCCAATGTAGCGTTGCGCGGATTGCTCGAAAGCCATGAGCGTATCAGCGGCGTTCAGCATGCCTTCCACCGTGTTGCCGCCTGGGTTCGCTGTGATGTAGAAGGCGCTTCCATATTTGGCGCGGAGCTTTCCGTACAGTTCCACATACCCCTGCACCTTCGACGCCTGGTCACCCCACCCGTTGACCGCCTCATCTAGGAACACACCGTGAATACGGTGCCTACCATAGTATTCGATGAACTGGTCAATTTCCTTGATGATCGCGTCGTGACTGCGGCCGCCCCACTGGGTGAGCACGTAGGCAATGTTGACCATGCCGAGCGCCGCAGTGGTGGTTAGCGTCAACTCGTAGTCGTTCTCTTTCTTCGTGCCCACACCACTATGAGGGTTGGCGATGAACGGCCCGGCGATCTGCGGATTGTGAAGGTAGTTGGCGGTGACGTCGCGCGCGTGCTCAATCGCCTCCCAATATTTAGGCCAAGAATAGGTGACCGGCGCAAGCCTGCGCGCCCCACGCGCCCACAAGTTGAACGGGTGAATATGCAGACCAGGGGTAGGCCCCTCACGGGTTTCCAACGCCTTCAACAAAGGCGACGCCTCACTAGCAGCAGGCGCAGGCGCGGGCGCGGGAGGAAGTTTCTTCAACCGCTCATCAACAACCTCACCAGCCAAAACCCGAACACGCTCCTCATCAGGCTTATCAAGAAGCTTCTTCCACTCCTCAATCGTGATGATCATGTCAGGACGCGCCGGGTTGAAATTCCCATTGAAGATGAAATCCTTCTTCACAGTGCCCTCCTGAGCACTGTTACCAATGATGGTGTTGCCGCCAACCTGCTCCTTCTTCGTCCCCTTGCGCAACACAATCTTCACCATGTGCGCGCAGTCCGCCTTGGGGTTGTCCTGCGCGTAGCTGTTGCCAATGACGGTGCAGCCGATGGGGTCTTCCAGTGCGACGGCCGCCCAGTCTTTAGGGCCGTCTGCGGGTGGGCGTAGTTGGTTTTCCATGCCCACGTTCCAGATGTCGTTGCCCTGGATTTTCGTGCCGTGCCCGGAGCAGGCGATGCCGTGGTTCCAGGTTTCACCGATGGTGTTGGCCATGACCACGCTGTACCCGCCCACGCTGATTCCGTTGTCCTTGGACACAGGGAGCATGTTGCCGGTGATGTTCGTGCGGTAGCACTTGATGGTGAAGCCGATAGGCTCGAAAGCGATTGACTGGTTATCAGCCATGACCACACTGTTCCCAGACACAAGAGTGTCTTTCGGCGCGCCCTGAATCAAAGTCTCAGGCCGCAACGCCGGGTCGGTAGTATCACGCCCGCCAATGCCCATGCCGCAGGATGCACGGCGAATCTGGTTGCCAATGATCTGGTTACGGTTCGACTCGTCCTTGATCATGATGCCGAACCCGGATGCGCCCTCCTGCGCCGTGTTTTGTTTCAAACCGCTACCATCAGTCCAGCAGTTCAGCACCAGGGAATCGTTCGTGCCGTTGCCCGTTGCCTTCTCCTTCCGCACAAACCCCTGCAAAAGGAACGCATTGGCACCGGAGTTCATGACGCCGATCTGAACCATCTTCACATAATCAGCGTTCGTGATCTGCAACGCCGTGGCAGGCCGTTCACCTGTCACCCAGTCCATGTCGATAACAAACCCGGACATGTAGCCGCGCCGCAGGTTACCACCACTGGTGGACTGCATGGCGTTCTTCCCGACGCCGCGTTTCATCTTCAACACTGTGGCGTCGCCCTGCCCCATCATGACCTTTCCGGAAAGCTTGTCGAGGTTAATCGTGTTCGACAACCCCCACTCACCAGCGGGCAACTGGATAACCTTCTTCGACGTGTCGTTAATGGCGGCCTGCAAAGCCGTGGTGATGTCAGTGCCCTCGGCGGGTTTGACGTTGATGACACCAGCATCACCTGCGGCTGTGACGATTTCCTTGATCTGGGTTTCCACCAGCTTCGTAACAGCCTTGTTGACTTCCTCGGCGATCTTGTTTCCAACTGCCTGCTGGATAGCCTCAGGTGTGGGGGCCGCGCCACCGCCGCCTTGCGGGTGTTGCCGGAAGTATTCTTCCACGGCCTTGCCGATTTTCTCCGGGTCAACGCCTTCGCCTGCGGGGAGCTTGCCGATTTGCCTGGTGATCTCGTCACGCACCAGGCCGCTGAGGTCGTTCATTGCCTGCTGCACTGCGTCCTGGGAGGCTGCGCTTGCGGCTTGTTTCGCCTGGTTGACTGCTTCGCGTGCTTCGTTTCGTGCGGTGATGGTGTCGTTCTTCACCTGCTCAGCTGTGCTTGCTGCCTGCTGTGCTTGGGTGACTGCTTCTTCGGCTTTGCGTTTGCTTTCTGACGCGTTGGTGGCGGCCTGCTGTGCTTCACCCACGACAGCGGGCGGGTATTCGGTTTGAGCGCCGATTAGGTTTGCTAGGTTCACTTCCCCTGATTCAGGCAGTGTCACGGTCCATGAGGTGCCGTGCACAGTGCCACCTTCAAGCGTCACTGTGACAGGTCCGGGGTACATGTCAGGGCTGCGGAAAACACCGCTGGTTCCCTCCATGTGGATTCGCCGTAGTTCCCGAGTGACCACCGTGCCACCCTCAACGCGTTCACCAGCTGACTGCAGCACCACATAGCAGTCAGGGCCGTCAAAGGGTTGCTTGGTAATGCTCTTCAAATCACCAGTCAGAATAGTCATGAGCACCTTCCTAAAGCGCATAAAAACAAGGCACCCAACTTGATTAGTTGGTGCCTAAAATAATGAGTAGAAACAATGCGGGCTAGCGTGTACGCCCCGTGGCAGTTCCTTTGCCGCCGTCGATCTCACGGTTCAGGTGCCACACCATCAGGTGATTGCGATCTGCACCGCCGTGGAACTCACGAGACAAAGATATGTTGTGTGTGATAACTACCTGTACCGTGTATCCAACATCCGGCACGGCCACCACGGTGGACAAGATAGAGTGGTCCTTCTCACGCGACGTAATGTAGCCACGCTTAACATGCCACATATCACCGGTGCGAGTCTTCACCTCGATCTGCCACTCCACAACATGGGAAGATGCGATAGAGATAAGGCCAGACACGCTGATCATAGCGTCGATGCGCCATACACCTTTGTCCATGAGTCGAATGGCGTGGGGGATACGCTCAAACTCGACGCCGCGCGAACCGACCAACATCTCATCAAAAGGGAAAACACCCTGAATACGTTTCTCCCCACTGCTCATGAACAGTGTGCCGGTCTCCTCCAGGGGGGATTTGAGTTCTTCGATACGGCTTTGCAGCGCCGCCTGCCCGTCGCGGTAGACTTGCGAAGCGCTAACAATCGGCTTGAAAATTGCCCCGCCGATGCCGCGCAGGGCGTCACCGATGCCTTTGATGAGGCCGTTAAAGCCCTGGGCTAGCAGGTTGCCCATGTCGCCACCGGCGTGTTCCAGGGCTTTGCCCATTGTTTGTGGTGAGCCGTCCCATTTGGGTTGATACTTGTCTGGCGAAATGCCCATGACTATTCCTCGCTACCCTTTTCGTCACTGTTATTTTTTTGCAGTTCCGCCAGCAACAAAGCCCGCTGCTTCGCCGTCAGCTTCGACACATCAATCGGAGCCGCAGCATCCTCCACAACCTGCACAGCACCTTGCCGCTCCTCCAAAGCACCAATCCAACGCCCATCCTCATTTGGGGAACCAACACCACCCAAAGCATCAAACTTAATCTGCGGGCCAACATGCACAGTCCACGACCAAACCCCCTCAGGTAACGTGCCCTTCATCAACCCAGTGCGCGGGTCAAGCGACAACCCCGGAGGCAACACCGGACACCACACCGCAGCCAACGAACCACCAGGAACCAACTCATCAACCTCACGCGAATCATCCCACCCACGCGAATACTCCACCGTCGTTGGCTCCTGATCATGAAGCTTCACCCCCACAAGATCAAACAAAAACCTGCACAAATCATTAATCAGATCAATGTCCATGTTGAACCCCAGGGGCTTAATCAACAAAGGCGCATACGGGTGCATGCCCTCAGGCACCGGGTAAGGCCACATGAAATCCAACTGCTTATTACCAGTAGACACAACAACCCCTTCTAAGGAATCAACGTCTTAATACGATCAGTCGCCGCCGCCAAAGTCTTCAACGACCGCTCCAACGACCGCGCCGAAGACTCACGCAAACGCGGGTCACCCAACCCAATATCAACATCATCACCACCACGACCAGGCTTAATCGTCACCGACTGAACAAACGTCGCAAAGTTCACACCACGCGAACGAAACACCGCTTGATCACCCACACGATAATCACGCCCAAACAAATACGGGGAACCGTCACCAGCCTCAAAAGCCACTGACACTTTCCCCTGCGTCTCCTGCAAAGCGGTAAACGCTTGCTGCAGCGTCGACAAGCTGAAACCCTCACCAGGCTTCACCAAACCCCTGTACCGGTATTTACCTAACGCGTCCTCACGCGACCACGCCCGGAACTCTGACCAAGCAAACAGTTTGTCCTTCAAAGCGTTGGCCTGCAACGTGCCCAGGAACGCGCCACCCGCAGCAGACAACGCAGCAAACGGGGGGAACAACGCCCCAATCGCCGCGCCGATACCCTGCCACAACGCTTGCGAACCAGCCGCAATGAGACTGTTTACAATCTGCGGGGACTTGCCCCCCACGATAACGGCACTATCAGTGGCCTTGCGTAGAACAACCTTCGACGACACGCCCCGCATGTGGTCACCATCCCACACACACCAGGCTTTAGGGTTGTCACCATTGAATGCGGTGTCGTCGATAACAATGGCCTTTGACACATTGTCACCGGCGATTTTCTCCTTCACGCCCCTGATGACGTCACCGATACCGCCGGTGGACGACGCAAAGTTCCTGGCCTTCACGTCGATCACAATGGTGGGGTTCTTTAGTGTGGCGTGGTTTCGGAACGGCTGCGGGTCACCGGGTAGCCAGAGTTCAGCGACCAGCTGCAGCCCGGCCGCGTCGAGTGTGGCTTTGAACATGTCCCCCGCAATGTTGAATCGTGAATCAAGCACCGTCCATTCGGTGTTTTCCGATTCATGCACGGGGTTCACAATCAGCGGCCACCACTCAGGCCGCAGGTCACGCCATGTTGACGCTGACCACACGTCCCAGTTCTTCAACAACTGCGGCTGAAAATCCTTAGCCAGGTTGCGGAACAGATAGTTTTTAATCACCCTGAGCGAATCACCAGCCTGCACATCCGACCATTTCAGCTGAGCCACAATCGGCGCGCCCGGTGATGCCCACAGCGGCAAGTGATTAAACAGCTCCCACAAGCCTTCACCATGCACGGTGAACACGTCACCGTCAGCATCAGAGTTGATTTCCACTTCAACGACACGGTAGGCGAAACGATAATGCTTCGTTTCGACAACCACCCACAGGGATTCATTCAACACGCGGTTCAGGTCAGGGGTGTTGGTGTCCTCATCCGCGAACATCAACGTCCGCACCGCCGGGTGTGTGCCAGGCAAATCAATCTGCAGCTTGCCCGGGGCGTTGCACTCGTCACCGAACTGCGTGCCCTCGAGAAACCCGGACAACGACACCAAAGGCTCCATGTTCTTGTCGAACAGCCACACGGTGCGGCCACCGGAATCATGCACGCTTTTCTGCGACTTGCCCCAAAGCTCCCATGCGAAAGCCACCAGATCACCTCCACATCGACGTGAACAATGGGGTCACCATGCCGGTAGCCCCACCACCAAAAACCCACGTGGCCCTACCGCCAGGGGGGATAGGTTGCGGGAAAACACGTCCCCGCAACCTGCGCCACAAATCCGGGGCGGGCTCACCGCCAACCGTGATCATTGAGGCTTTAGCCGGGTCGGTGTCCAACACAGCCACCCTGTTACCAGTGCGGGGCAATTCCACCTGCCCCACACCCGGGGCGGTCACCGTCACAGTGCTATTTCCCTGCCACCTGACACGCGGCCACAACGGCAAATCACCAGGGTTGTGAATCACAACCTCCCCAGTGTGGCGGGTGGTTTCACCACGCCAACACCCCTCATAGCACACAACAGGCACATCAACCGTGAACGACCGCAAACCCAACGTGGCGGGGGAAACACCAGGGTCAGGCACCCTGTCTTTCACCAACAACTTGCACGACAATGCTGTCTTACCGGGCATAACAACCCGCAAAACAGACTCCTCAAACGGAGTCACATTCCGCACAAACAACCGCCACGACTCAGCAAGCGGAGCATCCTCAGCATGGAAACCCAATTTCAGGGTGCCCTCCATCTTGTCGATGCTCCACCCAATCGGCGTGGCACCCACCTGCGTTGTTGTTGCCCTGGTCTTCACATCAACCTTCGCAGACAACTCAGGCGGCCCCATCAACCACATGCCCCTGCGGCCATGCGCATACCGGGTGAGCGCCCACGTCACCCCCGCACTATCGTCAAGTGAAACGTTGTACAGGGATTCCATGAACACTCACTCCTTGCTATGTGAGAACCGTGGGTGCGCCACCAACATGACGCTCACCCTTGATCTTTTTCAGGTCTTTGGTGTTCACCTCGACCTTGCCCTCCACAGCCTCCACGCGCTGCCGTAGGACTTCCTCACCATCCACGTTCACCACTAGGGTTAGCTGACCACCATCACCCTTATCGGCGATTTGTTTCAGCACACCCCACTGGTCATTGGTGAGAATCGCTTCCGGCTTGCCGGACAGGTTCACCGCCGCGCCTTCATGAGGCAGCACACCGCCCTGGTCATACAGGCGTGTACCACCACGGGCACGCTGACCAGCCCAACCAGCGAGGTTCACCAACCCGTGTGCCGCGTCGATGTCCTCCATCAGGCTAGCCAAACCACCGAACCCATCATCACCACCGTTGAAAGCGGCACCGAGTTCACCCCACGCGGCACCAGCGTCAGCGGCCTTGTTGACAAGGAACTTGGCCCGCTCCTCACCAACAACACCAGCTGTTGCGCCGTACCCGTAGTCGCCGCCGTTGAAGGCGGTCGTGAACTCCTCAGCCACGTTCGCGGCCAGGCTGTTGCGCACCATGCGGCCGAAATCACCGGTGGCGTTCACCAGTGTTTTCGCGTGCGTGTCGCCAATCAGTTGGCCGAGCCCACCGAACCCATCATCACCGCCGTGGAACGCTGTTGTGAGTTCTTCACGTGCAGCATCCACGGGGTTGATCTGCGGCCCTGTTGGGTTAATGTCCTGCGGGTTTTCCGGTTTTGCGTCGGCAACTGCGGTTGCGGCACCATCAACACCGGAAGCAGCGGTGTTAGAATCGCCTGCCTGTTTGGCCTGCTCTTCTTCCTTCTTCTTCTGGTCGCGGGTGAACCACTCCGGTACAGGCGCAAGCTTGTCCGGTGGGGTTGTGGCCAGCTTCTTGATCAGGCCGTTGCCGCCGCCGATGAACTCGAAGAACGCGTCTTGTGCAAGTGCGTCCGGGGACTTGTTGCCAAGGGTTTTCCAGAACACTTCGTTGGCGATGCCAGCGCCGTAGGCCCCGGCGTCTTGCCAGCGTTTTACTTCGTTCTGGGCGTTGACGATTCCTTGGTGTGCGGCTAGCGCCGCGACTACTGCGGGGTGGTCTTCTTCGAGGTGGGTTGCGTCTGCTCCGAGGTATTCCCCGGTGTTGATGACGTGCATGAGTGCGTCTGCTGCTTGTTTCCAGGCTGCGGGGCCTTTGTTGCCGAGTTCGACGAGGGCTGGGATTGCGTTTCGGAGGTCTCCGAAGTTGCGTTCCAGCATGTCCCACTGCTCGGCGGTCAACACGGCCTCCGGCTTGCCCGTGTGATTAAAGTAGGTACCAAACCCACCGGGCGTTGGCTTTAGCCAACCACCGCTGTCGTAGCCATGGCCATGACCCCACATCTTGGTCAAATCAGTCCCGTAGCGGGACCGGTAGTACCTCAACGCGGCGTTCATATTGGCCCACGGGTCGCGCCTATCGTTCGGCAACTCCGGGTCACGGTTAGCCGCGAATGTGCCAGGAATGATCTGCAACAGACCAACGCCCGCACTGTCACCAGTGCCGTTGACGTCAACAATCTGCTGAGCAATACCAGGGTTACCACCAGACTCAGACTGAATCTGAGCCAACATAGCATTAACCTGCGCCGGGTCATCAGCATTAAAGCCTTGACGACGCATCGCAGCCATTGCCATTTCACGCCACGACTCAGCATTACCAGCCACACCAGCGGCACCGGAGAAGGTGCCTACCTTCGACTTAATAAAGTCCCACGCCTTGTCAGCGAGGGTCTTAGCAATAGCTCCGGGGAGCTTACCGAAGTCGCCGTGCTGCTCCTTGCCTGGGAAGTCGCCGATCTTGTTGATCGCCGCGTCCCACAAGCCCTTGACCATTGCTCCGAGGTTGAAGCCGCCACCGCCACCAGCGCCACCTGAAATGAACTCCCCAAGGAACTCCTTCAAAGTGTAGGTGTGGTTGAACAGGCCATTGTCGGAGCCACGGGCCGCACCGCCGATCTGCACACCGTGGTCACCAGCGGATTCCAGGTTAACCCCGTCGATGGTGCCTGCCATGTGGCCGTTCTCACCGCCGCCTTTGCCGGAGAGCACACCAATGGTGACGCGGCCAGACAAGCCGGGGACGAACCCGAAGTTACCGAAGTTGCTTTCAGTGTTGAAGATACGTCCGCCGTGCAGGCTGCCGCCGTTCAGGAACTGCGTAATACCTGACCACAAGCCCGAGCAGTCCCAGCTGGGGTTGCCGGTGCCTCCATATTGATAGGGCTTGCCGTGCTCAGATTTGAGTTCATTGAACAAGGCCGCAATGCGCTCAGTCAGGTGATCACGCTGCTCAGTACCACCGTTCGGGAATACGCCGCCCTTAGCAAATGCAAGGGCACGGTACACACCGCCACGCGCAAACGCGGCACCCTCACCCAGCATCTTCTTGACGCGGCTCACGCCACCACCAATGGCGGCTTTGTTCAGCGCATCAACAGCAGGCTTACCTCCCATAGCCTTAGTTACCTCAGGGCGCATGATCGCCTCACCACCAGACAAGCCAAGCAAACCACCAGTGGGGCTAAAGAAGTGGTGAATGTCTCGACCAGGCGAATAGCCGGGCATGACACCACCTGTGGCGAAATGATGCTCAGGCAACTCACCAAGGCCAACAAGTTTGGCCACCGTGTTCCAGGCTTTCCTGATGCCACCGTTGTAGACCGTGTTGACCACGAACTCGACAGGTTTTTTCGTCTTGTCCTTGATGCCATCCCAAATGCGGCCGATATTATCGACGGTCTGGCTGAACCAATCCCTGACCTTGGTGAGGCCGTCTTTCAGGCCGTTGAACACCGGGTGAACAACGTTATCGGCAACCCATCGTATGCCGTTGCCGAGGGCTTCCCACGTTGGTTTGATGAAGCCGTTCCAGATGTTGGAGAAGAAATCGCCCAGCGCCTGCAAACCAGCTTGCATCAGATTCCACGTTGGCGTAACAACCGTGTCAAACACCCACTTGATGCCAGCGCCAAGACCATTCCACACAGCCTTGATGAACTCGACCGTCGGGTTAAACACATTGTTGGCCAGCCACGTGATGCCCGCGATCATTAAATCCCAGGTGGGCTTGATGATCGTGTCCCACGCGAAACGAATGGCAAGGCTCAGGCCGTCCCACTCGAATTTGATGAACCCGAAAATCGGCATGAGAACGTTGTTCCACATGAAGTTTGCCGCGCCTTGCAGCAAATCCCACGCAGGTTTAATCACATTGTCCCAACCAGCCTTGATGCCCCATGACAGGGCTTCCCACGCTAGCAGCAGCGGCGTCAGCACGATAGTGCCGATCAGCGCCAGGCCAAACTTCGCCGCGTACTCCAACGCGTCCCACGCCGGTTTGATCAGCGTGTTCCACGCCCAGGCGATGCCAGCGGAAATAGCATTCCACGTGTCACCCAGGAACTGGATACCAACGCGCACAGCATCAGCAAGGTAGTTACCCACCCATTGGATGACCACACCAACCACACTGATTAGCGGGTTGAAACCGTTGGTGACAATCCACGACAAAATGTTCGTGGCCTGCGACAGTATCCACGCCAGCCCCTCAACGGCTTTCACCGCGCCGAGGATTGCGCCAACAACCACGCCGCCAACGATGATGCCGATGGTTTGCAGCACGGGCATGAGCACTGGTTCAAGCAGGTTCCACAGCTGCACAAGCAGGTTCCACAAGCCTTGCAGCGCACCCCACACAGCGCCCGTGATCGTCTGGCCAAGACTGTTCAAAGTCGTGGCCAGGGTCGTGACAGTGTTCCACAGGCTCGTGAAAGTGCCGCTCAGCGAATCCACAATGATTCCGCGAATCCACTCCATCGCGTTACCGACGGTGGTGAAAGCATCGGCAATCATCTGTGCCTTGTCCGCGCCGAACAGTGCGGTCAGCCCGCCGATGCCAGCATCATCACCCTGGAACGCGGCGAACAGCTCACCAATGGATGCCTTCACATTTTGGAACGCAACGCCCATGCGCTCAGCGAAATCAACAATCGCCTGGGCTTTGTCAGCCCCGAAGATCGCCATGAGGCCACCAAACCCGGCGTCGCCGCCATTGAAAGCCTCAGTGATTTCACCCCACGCGGCTTTCAGGTTGCTAAACAAGGTGAACACCGGCTGCAGGGCCTGCCCCATGAACGCGGTGAACTCACCCCAAATCTGCTTGCCTGCCTCAGTCTTCGTGAAGAACAAGACCAGGGCACCAACAACTGCGGCTATACCGGCGACAATCAAGCCTATAGGGTTGATCAGCATGGCCGTGTTCAAACCCAGCTGCGCCGCAGTGGCAGACAAAGTGCCCGCACGCTGCGCGGCAAGCAGGGCAGGAAGAACTTTCATCTGCGCCGCAAACGAACTAATCGCAGACACCGCAAACAAACCAGCCTGCGCCGCCCGCAAAGCAGCCATGCCAGCAACAACGCCACCAACAGCGCCACCAATGACAAACAGCAAATCCTTGTTGCGGCCCAGCCACTCAGCCACAGCAGGCAGCTGATTAGTTAGCGCGCCAATGGAGTTCCCCAGCCGGTCACCCCACGCCGAAAGCGTAGGCTCAGCCAGGGCGTACAGTTGCAGCTGCAAATCATCAATCGCGTTGCCGATGCGGTCCATCACACCATTCAGGCCCGCGAGCTTAGCACCGGCTGTTTCACCAGCGGAGCCTTGCCGGTCGAGAGAAGCACGCAGCTTATCAAACCCTTCGACACCACTGTTCGCCGCAGTGGTCGCAAAGCTCACTGCTTCACGCCCGAACGCGGTGGCCGCCGCCGCCGTGAACGCCGATTCGCCCATGCGGTCTTGCGCGGCCGCCAGCTGCGCGGTGATTTCCCGCATGCCCACGAACTTGCCCTGCGCATCGAACGCGTTGACACCCATCTCAGCCAGCGCCTTAGCGCCTTCCTTAGATGGGTTTGTAAGCGACAGTAACGCCGAGCGCATGGCAGTACCAGCCTCGGAACCCTTGATGCCAAGGTTGGCGAACAAGCCAAGGTACGTACTGGCATCCTGCAAAGACACGCCCAGTGTGGAGGCAATAGGTGCCGTGTACTTGATGGAGTCGCCTAGCTCAGTCAAGCCTGTAGCGCTGTTATTCGCGGTGTTAGTCAACACGTCAGCAACAAGTGACGCGTCCTTAGCCGCCAGGTGGAAACCATTCAATGCCGCGATCTGAATATCAGCAGCAGTGCCAGCGTCAACCTGAGCAGCACCCGCAAGCTGAATGGAACCCTTAGCGGCGTCCATAGCATCCGACACCGACAGGCCGCCCTTAGCCAGGGCCAGCATCGCATCCGTTGCAGACGACGCCGAAGTGCCAGCAAGGGTTTCATCGTTGCCCAGGTCGCGGGCGCGCTGCGAGACCATCTTCATAGTGTCACCAGTCGAACCCGTCACCGCCTGCAACGACCCCATCACCTGCGACAGCTCACGGCCTTTACCAATGGCATCACCAAAAAACGCGGCACCACCAGCAACACCCAGGCCACCAGCAATAGCCCCACCAAGACGGCCAACCGTCCCCACAAGGGAACTGATCTTCCCGCCCACACTATCCACATCACCCGACAGGCTCAGCGCCCAAGCCTTCGACTTCTCAGCCGCGCCAGTAAACGTGAAACCAGTCTTCTTAACCTGGTCCCCAACATGCCCAGCCGCCTCAGCGGCCTTGCGCTGCGACGCTGCAGCATCCTCCATTGTGGCCTTGTACAGTTTCTCCTTGGCGCTCACCTGGTCGTTGGCGTTTGCTAAATCAACCTTGGCTTTCTTAAGCTCCCCCTCCGACTTCACCAAAGCAAGTGACGCGCGATCAGACTGACGTTTCGCCGTCTCTAGCTCACGCTCCGCGCGCTGAACCTCCTTCGAGTCAGCGTCATTAGCGTTACGCGCATCCTGAAGTTTCTTCTCAGCCGCAGCGACTTTCTCATTAGCCGCAGCGACTTTATCCCGCTGCTCCCCCACAGCAAGATCAGCGGCCTTTACTTTTCCAGACGCCTCAGCAGCCGCGATACGCGCCTTCCCAAGGTTATCCTCAGTGCGCGCAACCTGAGCCGCGGTTGCGACGCCGCCCTCACGAATAGCTTTAAGATCGGTCTCACCGCGCGCGACCTGGGCGGTAGCCTGATCAAGCTTGGCTTTGGCCACCGCCGCGTCGGACTCAGCGCGCGCCACCTGCGACGCCGTGGCCGTGCTGCTGTTACGCACCTGCTGCAGTCGCTCCTCAGCCACCGCAACATCCTGCGCCGCCTGCGCCTCAGCCTTGCGCGCCGCAGCAACCACGCGGGTTTGCTTCTCGACGCCCTCAGCCAGCGCGGCACCTGCGTTCTGGCCGGACTTCTCAAAGCTCTTCTCGATCAGGGCGCCAGCATCATCAGCGGCCTTCGACGCGCCCTTAACCACCTCAGCGGCGAAACCGCGCATCGAGGCGTTAACCGGAACCCACACAGTAGACGCCACCGCGCCACACTCCAATCAGATTTCAAGACTCTTCAAATACGCAAGGGCCTCCTCCTGGGTGTGGTCACCCAGGGAACCAATGCGTGAAGAATTAGCGTTCTTAATCTCCGACCACGGATAGGCAGGTGTTTCTTCGGCCGGCATTTTTGCTTTGCTGTTTCCGTTTACGCGGGCCAGCAAAACCTGTGTTTCCCACGTCGCCCACAGCAGCCGCCACAGCAGGGAGTCGGTAATGCCGTAGGGTTTGCCGTCGGTTTGGTGCCAACGGGCGGGGGAATCCTTGGGCAGGTTCTCGACAAGGACGCGGAGTTTCCGCAAGGTGATCTCACCCCGCCAAAACTGCGCCATAACATCCCTGTTGTACGCCTGCTCTAGTGACGCTTCGAGGACTTCCGCGCCACCGCACGACGCTGCAAGCGATTCAACCGTGAAGATTTTCCCTCACTGTTGACAGCCTCCATAGCCTTACGATGCTCAGCGAACACCAGGCCCCACAGAGACGACGAGCCACCAGCCTCAAGGAACCGGTCGTACTCTTCCTCACCCATGAACCAGGCACACAGGTCCGGGCCGTACTCTGGCAGGTCATTCAGCTCATCCAACTGGGCATCATCCAAGAACATCGGGTCAGCGAAAGTAAAGGTTTCACCCTTGAATGTGAAGGCGATACGGTCACCCTCAATGCCGGTGGCTTCCTTCCGCTGGGCGATCAAAACATCCAAATCATAGGACATGGCAGACCCCTTCCAAAGTCTCAAACAAGCAGGCCAAACAACAAAAGGTTGGTGGGGGCGGGCCTGCCAAACACTCCCCCACCACCACCTAAAATGCTGGCCTTTGATAACCCGGGGCCAGCAAGAAACCGGGGATTCGAACAAAAATCAGATGCTAAGCATCAGCAATGACAAGTTGCAGTTTCTGCGTTGCAGTGCGCTTTTTGCCATCCTCCACCTTGAAGGTGATCTCAGTGGTGCTAGCAGCCGTCGGGGTGCCCGTGATCTTGCCGTCCTTGTTCAGACTCAGGCCAGCAGGCAAGGCAGGCGTACCGTCAACGGACCAGTTGTAGGGGGCCTCACCACCAAGTGCAGCAAGGGTAACGGAATACTCCTGGCCCTTCGTGCCAGCGGGAAGCTGCTGGGTCTGCACCTTAAGCGGCACAGCACCATCATCAGATGAAGACGTGGCGCCCTTAGCGCCGGAGCCGTCCCAGCCAGCGGAGAACAGCCACCGCGCGGTCTTGCCGGACAGCTGCTGATCTGCATATTCCTTGCCAGCAGGGAAACCAGTCAGGGTGATTTCCAGGCCGATAGCATCCTCACGCTTGAACGTCATGCCGGAGCGGCCGGTCACCTGAGCATCAAGCAGGGTGATGCGCATGGCCTTGTCACCGTCAACGACGTCCAGAACACACTGTTGGTGCTCGAACTCGGGCAGGTTGCCCTCGTCGAAGTACCATGAACCGTCGTCGTTGACCTTGATCTGACCACCGGGGACACCAAAGTACAGGCTTGCGTTGTCACGCGTGAACTGCCACAGGGTGACCTTGATTGCCTTCACAGACTTCGTGATGTCACGACGAATGGGCAGGGCTTCCTGCCACGGGATGAACTCGTTAGTGTCCTCGTCGAAGCTGATTTCAACACCATCCGGGCTGATGTAGCCGCGGTTCAGGTAGATGCTGGTGTCGTACTTTTCCTTGAAGTCTGTCATGACTTTGGTTCCGATTGCTGCGGTTCGCAGCGCACCGGTGACGCCGACGCGCAGGGCGGCGGCTTCGAATCCTTCGAGGGTTGCCTGTTCGGCCATTTGTTTTCCTCCTGTTGCGGAATGCCCCACCCGGGTTTCGGATGGGGCGTAGATTTGCTTACTTTCTATGCGGGCACATGAAGCGTCACTGTGACACCAAGGCGGCGTATGTGCGGATTGTAGTCAGGCCGTGTCGAGAACCCGGGGCAATCCACAAAAGTCACATTCGCCCCCGCATAGTTCGGGAGATTATGCATCAACTGCCTAATCAAAACCCCAGTGGGGTGAGCCAACGCCCGCGACGCCGCGAACACGTCAATGTCCAGCACGACGAAATCCCGAACTGGCCCACGCCCACCCCACGCGACAACCTCCTCACCTGGGAGCAGGTCAACCATCACATACGGCAACTGCTGGTCAAGCTCCCCTGGCGGGGGCATGCGGTCAGCCACAGTCGCATCAGGCAAGGTGGAGGAAAGCATCTCAATCACCATGCGCAAAGTATCTGACCAGGCGCGATCATTCATCAACTCACTTCACCTCCCTTGCCGCACGCCGCAAAGCGCGTATGCGCTTCTTCTCCGACGTGCCGTACTCTTCATCGCTTTCGGAAACCACGTCGTATGAGGCACGGCCGTTCGCGTGGTATCGACGCCGAACATCAATGACGGCTTCGCCGCCTTCACGCAGGGTGATCTGCCTAGCGCGCGCAGCGATCTTCACGGCCTGCTGCTCAGTGCCACCAACAACCTGATCTGTGTCCATGACCTGCTTGAACAGGTCATCTAGGTCAAGCTCAACCCGGGTTGATTCCCTACCCATGAATCACCTTCAACCTGGCCTCCACATGATGCACCCGGCCAGTAAACGGGTCAGGCCACTTCATCGGAGTGCCGTCAACATCCAACACCAGGGAACCCCCAACCCGCACACGATCACCCGAACGCAGATCAATATCAAACCCAATCTGGGTGTACAGCATGAACACCGTGGTCAACGTGCCAGCACGGCCAGAATCCTCCGACGTGGACACCGGCTGCACACTCACCAAATGCGGATACGCGATAACCTCCGGGTCGTCAAACGACGCGGTTCCACGCTTCGGGTTATAAGGGTCTCGCACCAACTTGGGGCGCAGAACCTCCACAGACTGATTGAAAATCAAGCTCATGGCAACGGCCCCAACTTATACAGGTCAACGATGCGCCACTCCGACGACTGCGGCGTCGCACCCGTGGCAGCACCCACACTGATACTGCCAACACTGATATTCCCAGCAGGCCGCATGGACCTAGCCGCCATTTCCAACGCCACAGCAGCCAAATCAGGGGCACTATCATGCCCATGCGTAATCGTCACAGCAACATTCCTGAACCCGCACGGAAAACCCCCGCGCTGGTACAGCAGACCATCATCCGACCAACCAACCTTATCGACGTCAACATGTTCACCATTCACAGTGAGCGCCGTGACGTCGACAAGGCGTTTCGTTGGGAGAATCATGGTCTCATCCCCGGTTCCGTCTAGGCGCAGGGTTTCCGTGCGGCGTGGCCACACATGCCAGCCGCAGAGTTGCCGGATGGTGGCCACGGCCTTGTCGATCTGGTCTTGTGTGGGGCGTTCACCGCCAACAGCCGTGGCCATGCTTGGGATTAGCCCGTGGTCATTCACCCCACACCTCCTTACTCGGTGGCCTCAGCCTCAGCATCAGTAGTGTCTGCGGCTGAGGCTGCTTTCTTGGTTGCGCGTTTCGGGGTTGCCTCCACGGGCTCAGTAACCTCAGCTTCCACCGGTGCCGCAGAGGCGTCATCCTCAACCAGCACGGCATCAGGGAAGTCACGCTGCTGGTGAATCTCAGTCAGCAGCAGCACCGTCTCGAACCCGTCCTGAAACTTCACACGATACGGACGCAACATGACTACGCACCCGCCGTCAGCGTCACCTTGACGAAAGCCGAAGGCAGCGGAACCATCAGTCCGATACGCTCCTCAGCGCGCAGAGTCACAAGGTTCTTCTCGAAATCATCAGCGTTGGTGTTCGAGGAATCCACACGCAAGCCACCCTTGCGGAGGATGGTGGAACCCTGGCGGAAAGCGCCCACAAGGGCGGTGCCCTTCGGAATGTTGTTCGTCACAACAGTGCGGTAGCCCCACACCGGCGGGTCAACAAGAATGCCACCAACACCGTACTGGCCCTGGAACGGGCCACCAGCAATGTACTGGCCGTTACCGTCCTTAGCGAGGCGTAGAACCTCATAGTCAGCGGTGTTCATGATGATGCCATCAGCAGTCAGCGGGGTTGCCTGAGCAACCTTGGAGATCGCACTGTACAGGTCATCAAACCAATTGGCTTTCTTAGCGGAAGTCACTGTCTGAATACCGGAGCGGTTCAGGATGCCACGCACATTGCTGCCCATGCCGTCGCCGCTGATCAGCTGCTTTTCCTCCACAACGGAAAGCTCGTAGATGAGCTGGTTGTTAATCCAGTCAGCAACGAACCCAAAGTCCGCGATCATCTCGTCGGAAAGCTTCGTCAACGCGGCGATCTTCGACAGTGATTCAGTCACAATGTCAAGATCAGCGAACCGCACATAGGGTTTCTGCGCACCCTCAGCCACAGACACAGGCGCACCCTCGGCGATGCGGTTGGCCTTCTCCACCAGGTACTTGATGGTGGGGAGGTCCACATTCGCGGAACCCATCAGGTCAGCGGCAACCAGCTTCTCAC